AGGTAAAGCTATAGCAATGGCTTTGGTTTTCGGATAAAATTAGGACAATATTATGGCAAATCCAAATTTAGTAAATGTAACTTCGATATACGCTAACAGTATAAATGGAGCTTTAACAACTACAGTAACAACTGATTTATTAACTTGTGCAAGTAACAAGCTAATAAAAATTAATAGCATTATTGTTGCAAATATAGACGGTACAAATGCAGCAACCGTAACAATGGGTGTTATTAAAAGTGGTGGTTCAGTAGTTTTATTTGCTTCAACTATTTCTGTTCCAGCAGATGCTACCTTAGTATTGATAGATAAAAATTCAGGTATCTATCTTGAAGAAGGAGACATCTTAGAAGGTGGTGCAAGTGCTAACTCAGACTTAACTTACACCATTAATTACGAAGAACTAGATGACGCATAAGGAGTACGAATATGGCTCATTTTGCAGAACTTAATAACAGCAACGAAGTATTACGAGTAGTAGTAATATCTAATGAAGATGTAAATGCTAATGGTGGAGACTACTCTACTGAAGCTGAAACATTTGTTTCTACAATCGTTCCACATTCAAGTGGTGGCAACCAATGGAAACAAACTTCTTACAATGGAAATGCTCGTAAACAATACGCAGGTATAGGTGATACTTTTAATGCTAGTAAAAACAAATTTATATCACCAAAACCTTTTCCATCTTGGTCACTAGATTCTAATGACGATTGGCAAGCACCAGTACCTTATCCAAAGATTACAGAAATAAGTTCTAATCTTGTTTTAATATTTTGGGATGAAGATAATCAAAAATGGACAGGTAAAGTGGATTCAACTAATTATGACTGGGATGCTACTAATCTGCAATGGAATGAGGTCTAACTATGGCTAGTTCTAATGGCGGAATAGTTGGTGTCGATAATCCACCAGTTGAACAACCAGTAGTTATAACAACTTTTAACTCTAGTGGCACTTTAACAACTGCTTCCTATACAACTGCTATTGAATACTTAATTGTTGCTGGTGGTGGTGGCGGTGGTTCTCGTTTCGGTGGTGGCGGTGGAGCAGGTGGCTATAAAACTAATGTTGGTGGAACTCCACTTACAGTTACCGCATCAACAGGTTATACAGTAACAATAGGAGCAGGTGGTGCAGGTGGTGTTGCTAGTGGTAGTTCAGGGACAGGTGGAGCAGGTTATGGTGGTGCAGGCAGTAATTCTGTGTTAGCAGACATTACCTCTACAGGTGGCGGATCAGGTGGTGCTGGAGACTCAGAATCAATCAGTGGAGTTACAGGTGGATCAGGTGGTGGAGGTGCAGGTAGATTTGCGACTACAGGTGGATTAGCCTCTCCATCAGGACAAGGAAACAATGGCGGTAATGGTAGTGGTACTCCTTTAGGTGGGGATGTTTTTAGAGGTGCTGGAGGTGGTGGTGCAGGAGCAGCAGGTAGCAACTCAACAGGTACAGACAATACTGCAAATGGAGCAGGTGGTGTAGGTTTAGAAAACTCAATTACTGGTTCTCCTGTTTTTTATGCAGGTGGCGGAGGTGGAGCAGGTGGAGCTATTGCTCAAAGTACAAACTCAGCAGGTGGTAATGGTGGTGGCGGAGATGGTTCATGCACAGGTGCAACTACAGGTTCAGATGGAACAGCAAACACAGGTGGTGGTGGAGGTGGAGGTGCATACATAGCTCCTAACAACCAAGTTGGAAAATCGGGCGGTTCAGGAATTGTTGTTGTTAAAGAACCAGCAGGACCTTATTTAGCATCAGGTGTATGGGATATGAACGCTCTTTACGATAATGTAAAGGCAGGAACATGGACAAGTTAAAATGCCTAGATTAGTCGGAGCAGCACAAGCCGTTACAACAAATGCTGCACAAGTAACAACATTTAATTCAAGCGGAACATTTGCACCAGTAACACCTACCTTTGATGCTCTAGTAATAGCAGGAGGAGGCGGTGGTGGTGTTGAAAATGTTTCTGTAGGTGTCGGAGGTGGAGGCGGTGCAGGTGGTTTTAGAGAAGTTACAGGCATCTCATCCCCAGGTTCGCCAACACCAATTACAGTTGGAGCAGGTGGGGCTGGAGCAGGACCTAGTGGCGCTCCTGGCACAAATGGAGCTGACTCCGTAGTTGGTAGTGTTACCTCGACAGGAGGCGGTGGAGGTGGTGGTGCGCCAGGACCAAGAGCAGGAAATACAGGCGGTTCGGGTGGCGGAACTGCTTTAGCTAATCAATGGCTACCCGAATACAACGATTCATCTACGCCCACAAATGGTAATACACCCCCTACATCACCAGCACAAGGAAATCCTGGTGGTAATAGAATGAATGGTGGATCAAATGTTTCAGGCGGTGGAGGTGGAGCAGGAAGTGCAGGTCAAATTGGTGGAACTGCAACCAGTCCATCAGCCCCAGGAGCATCGGGAGTAGGAACAGGTGGAAATGGTGCACCCTCAACTATCTCAGGATCAGATGTAACTTATGCAGGTGGAGGTGGTGCTGCTGCTCAAGGCATACCACAACCACAAGGCGGTCCTGGTGGTGGCGGAAATGGTGGTTTATATACACCAGCAGGAACAAATGGAACTGCAGGAGCAACCAATAAAGGTGGTGGCGGTGGTGGCGGAACTAATCAACCTGGAACTGGAGCATCAGGAGCAGGTGGATCAGGCGTGGTCATTATTAAAGAGCCTGAATTTAAGACAGCATCAAGCTGTTGGGATATAAGACAAGTCTTTAGGCAAATAAAAGCCGATGACTGGACAAGCTAACAACAACCTTTCTTTTAAATCACATCTAAACTATACTGATCTCTTAAGAGAGAGAAGATGAATCTAAAATGGTATTATTGGTATTTTCAATCAGTCATCCCTGAGAGAATATGTGATGAAATTGTTCGTTATGGCAAAGAACAAGAAAAACAAATAGCTCTTACGGGTCATGCTAATAGAAACAATCTAACCAAGCTAGAACTTAAAAACATTCAAAAGAAACGCAAGTCTGATGTTGTATGGATGTCAGAAAGATGGATATACAACGAAATACAACCTTACATACACCAAGCTAATTACAACGCAGGTTGGAATTTTGATTGGGATTGGTCAGAAGAGTGTCAATTTACTGAATACAAAAAAGGTCAATTTTATGATTGGCATTGTGATTCATGTGAAGAACCTTACGACAGTCCTGAAAATTTAAATGCACATGGTAAATTAAGAAAACTCAGCATGACTGTATCGCTAACTGACCCTGAAGAATACGAAGGTGGTGATTTAGAGTTTGACTTTAGAAACACAGACCAAGGCTCACAACCAAGAATATGTGAAGAAATTAGAAAAAAGGGTAGCGTAATAGTTTTCCCATCTTTTGTTTGGCATAGAGTCAAGCCAGTAACCAAAGGAATACGACACTCCTTAGTGTGTTGGAATTTAGGATATCCATTTAAATGAGTTTTAAGAAAAATAAATACCAAGTAATTAAAAACGCTATATCAACAGAGTTAGCAGATTTTTGTTACCAATACTTTTTAAACAAAAGAGCAGTTGCAAGACATTTGTTTGATGATAAGTTTTTATCTCCGTATACAACATATTTTGGAGTATGGAATGATGCACAGATACCTGAAACTTATTCACATTACGCAGATATAGTAATGGAAACTTTATTGCAAAAAGTTAAACCTGTTATGGAAGAACAATCAGAAGTTAAACTGACTGAAACTTATTCATACGCAAGAATCTATAAAAAAGGTGATGAGTTAAAAAGACATACAGATAGATACTCTTGTGAAATATCTACTACCATGCACTTAGGCGGAGATGAGTGGTCAATTTTTTTAGAGCCAGACATTAAAATAGATTTACAAAAAGGTGATATGTTGATGTATAGAGGTTGCGATCTCGACCATTGGAGAGAACCATTTAAAGGAAAAGATTGCGGACAAGTGTTTTTACATTACAACGATGCTAGCGGTAAAAATGCAAAAATTAATAAATTTGACAGTAGACCTATGATTGGATTGCCCAGTTGGTACAAAACAAATGGTTGAAGTCTTTGACTGCCCCTACATATCTAAAGCAAACAATAAAAAATTTCAACAAGATTTAATTAAATACACTAAAGAAACTAAGTGTTGTGAAGAAGAAAATTGCAACCACCCAAAAATACAAAGCGACTTAAAAATAGATCAAGCTTTTTCAGTTATTGATGATTCTATCAACAATCTTTTTAAAACTTACTTAGGTGCAGATAATTTTATATTTACTAAAAAAAATGTATGGGGTTATTACGCATCTAAAGACTCACAATTACAAAGTGTTGTTCACAACCATATGTTTAAAAAACAAAAAGGTTTACAGCTTTCTGCTGTAATGTATATAACGCCAACAAAACTAGGTACAGATTTTACAGACTTTAAAATAAAGCCTGAAATAAACAAATGGTATCTTTGGCACTCAGGCCTATTTCATAAACCTGAAGATGGAGTAACACCTAAAGATAGAATTGTTTTAGCTTTATCTAGCGTAATTAGTATATAATTTTAAAAAAACTGAGGTAACGCAGTATGGAAATATTAATACCACTAGCAATAATTGCAGTAATAATGGGATGGTCTGTAAAAAAATTCAAACCTGAACTTTGGGATCAAGTAGTTTCTAAATTTAAAAAATAATATGATTTGGTGCAACGATGGACAAGGAGCAAAAACAGCATGATAGCTTAATAGCCTGGGCGGCTATTGGTTTTTTAGTAACTTTGGTTATTGGTTTGTCTGTAAATGTTAGCGCTCAATCCTCTCAACAGTCTGGTACAGCTTGCGTCAACGGTACTCAATATTGCGAAAACAATAGTTTGGATACAGTCAATACGACTACGACCACAAATACCAACACAAACACCAATACCAATCAAAATACGAATACAAACACCAATACAAATTCTAATACCAACGTATCGACTAACACGAACAATTCGACCAATACAAATTCTAATACGAATGTTTCAACCAATTCCAATACGAATGTAAATAGCTCGACCTCGAATAACACCAATACGAATAACAACGTCAATACTTCAACATCTAACTCAACGGTTAATTCAACCGTTAATCAAAATGTTAACAATACTAATAATTCGACTTCGACCAGCTCTAATACGAATCAAAACACTAATATTAATCAATCGACTTCAGATTCTAA